ATCACGCGCAGTCTCAAAGTCCTCAGCCTCTGGAGCTTCGGTCGCGTCCACGACGCGCAGCAGCCTCAGCGACCGCTTAACGATGGTTGCTGCTGTGGTCATCGGGGACTCCAAAAAGAAGGGGCGCCACTAGGGCGCCCCAATACCACTGACGGAACTGCGGGTTTACTTCTTCGCCACCGGCTTGCCGACGTCGACCTTGGGAGCTTCTTCAGCCTTGGCCGACTTCTGCTCCTTGGCGTCCGCGGCTGCCGTCTGCTTGGCGATATCGGCGGCGATATCCTGCCCCGGGAGGTCGCGCTCTGCGTTCCACGGCTGTCCGTTGGCCTTCATGCCTTCCGGCTCCTTCCAGCCATTGGCCTTGCGGTCGTCCACATCCTCGGCATGTACCAGCTCGATGCGATCCTCGTCCGAGTTGACCAGATACAGCGCGTGCTTCTTTTCGGTAGCCATGCTCTCCCTCCTTACGGGATCTGACGGGCCAGGCCCAGCGCCACCAAGATGGCGCCAGCAGTGCCGGCACCCGAGTTGGCGACGGTGATGGTCGGCTGGGCAATCGGCGTGGTGCCGTAGAAGCCAACCTTCTCGGTGCTGTCCTTGCCCAGGATTGCACCATCGGAAGTGCCTGGCGCCGCAGCGTACAGGCTGTTCTGGGTTTCGATTGCGAGTTGTGCCATGGCGATATCTCCTTAGATGCCGGTGACGGTGGCGGGGATGCGAACGGCCAGCTCGGGGCGCAGAATGCCGCCACCCCACACCAGATCGAAGCGCGACAGGAACATGTCGTTCACGATGTCGAAGCCCTGGGTGAAACGCAGGGTGATGCCCTGGTGGGTAGCTTGGGCCGAATCGACACCATGGCTTGCCGGCGGGGTCGGCAGATCGGCAGTCACGAAGTAGAACGCATCCTTCGAGAAGGCCAGGTTCTGCACGTAGTTGGTGCCGGCGACGCCGCCGATGGTGATTGCCGCGTTGTCGGCCGGAGCATTGGAAACGTTCTGCTCCGAGCCGGTCACCACGATTTCCGGAGTGATCTGCAGAGCGGTGGCGCCCGAGGCTGCGGCCAGGGTGACGGTGAACTTCTTCAGCTGGCCAGCCAGCACCTTCTTGGTCTGAGGGTGCACATCGAACACGCCCGCGATCGTGAAGGTATCGCCCGGGTTGATGGTGCCGGTGCCGGTGTCCACAACCAGCGTGCTGCCGGACTGGCCAGCGCCATTGACCAGGTAGCCCGCGCCGCTGCCGCGAGTGGTGGTGGCAGTCAGGTTGGACGAGTACCAGTCGAAGCCCAGCGTGTTGCTGGCCATCTCGCCCTCGCGGTACTGGCGGCCCACCTTCTCCTGAGCGTTGTAGAGGCCCTTGAGGCTGTCCACGATGTCGATCTGGGAGTAGGTGTTGATGAGCAGGTTGCGGTCGCCCGAAGGAGCCAGCTGGCTGTCCAGGTAGGCCTTGGCTGCCAGGGCGGTGCGGGCGTCATCGAACGCGCCGTAGTCGCCCACAGCACCCGGGACCAGCGGGGTTACCTTGTTGATGAAGTCGGCTTCGACGTTCGCCAGCAGGTCGCCGATCTTCGGGTCGATGAACTGCTCTTGGAAGTCATCGATCTGCAGCGCCATTTCGGCCGAGGTCGCGCCGGTGTCCATGCCGTAGTACTGATCGACCTTCACAGGGATGGTCTTATCGATCTGCGGCTGCAGATCCATGATGCGACCCTTTCGAACCACGCCACGCTGCGGGACGCGAACAGAAACCTGGTCGCCAACCTTGGCGCCGCCCTTGTAGCCGAACGGGGTGTCGTACTGGCGGTTGACCATCTTCAGGACCTGAAGCTTTTCGGTCAGAACTGCCAGGCCGCGCTTGACGATGATGGAACTGGTGAGAAGCTGATTGCCAGCCATTGGATTTTTCTCCGGTTATCGGTTTCGTTTGGCCCGCACGGCTTCGAGGTGATCGGCGACTTCCATGGACGCAAGGTCTTTGCGCACAATGGAGCCGCCGCCCACGGTTGAAGGCGGGGGCGGTGCTTTCGTGACGGATGTGGGCTTGGGGGGAGTAGCGACGGACTTGGCTGCACTCATTGACGCTTCCAGCCGGCCGAGTGCTGCTGCGGCCGCGAATGGCGTCATGCGCGAGATCTCGTCCGCTCGGTCCAGGTTCTCGGTGAGATAGACCGCGATCTGCGGGCCGATATCACTGGTGGCGATCACTTCCAACATGGAGGGCGTGAAATTGACTGGCGCCTGTGTGGCGGCCTCCCACTTGCCCGGATTGGCGGCTTGGTATGCCGACAGCCGGCTATGGAACTGCTGTGCTCGCTCCTGCTCCTGACTCTGCTGCTGTCGCTGCTGTTCGGTTGTTTCGCGTTCGGCCAGTTTCTGATTCAGACGCCAATCGGTGAGTGCATCGACGTATGCATCGTGGTCGAAATCGAAGTCCTCCAGCTTCGGCTTTCCTTCGGCGGTTCCTTTTGCAGTGGCCTGCTGGCTCTTCTGCTCCAGATCCTTGGCGCGCTGCTCTGCGGCCTCCGCTCGACGGATTGCCTCGTACTTCTCCCTCGTCAGCTCATTGATGCGCTTCCCAACGCCTTTGTTCTGGCGTTGCGCGGGTGCACCCTCCCCGTCCGAAGCTGCCGAATCTCCGGATTCTTCCGACTGACCGGCCTCTTGGCCTTCCATATCGGTAGCGGCATCGTTGCCCTGCTCGTCTGCAGGTGTCCCTGTTGCTACTTCTTCAGCCTTCTGCGGCGCTTCTACTGCCGGGGTCGGGTTGGATGCCTCGACAGCGTCGATGGCGGCTTTCAGGCTCTCGTTCATAGCGATCTCAGATCGGATAGCCCGGCTGACCGGCCGGTGCGGTAGGGCTCAAGCCCTGGTCAGCGCCCATAAAAAAACCGCCTTGCGGCGGCTGTTCGGGGGCGGGTTGAACTGGTGGTGGTGAGGACATTCCAAGCAAAAGCTGCCTCGCCTCCAGCTGCTGCTGAAGCTCGATGTTCTCCAGCTGTTGTCCTTCTGCCTGGGCCCCTGCCAGGGCTGCCTGAGCAGAGGACTTCTCTGCATCGGCTACGTCCCTTGGATTTGGCTGCGGCGGCGATGGGGCCTCTTCGCCTTCACCAGCCGGGAGCAAGCCCTGCTTGACCAAGAATGCGCGATAGGCGTCTCGCACCTCGTCCATTCCTGGCGTATCCATGGACTTGAGGACGCCATAGCGCGCCAGCATCGCATCCGGGCCATTGGACTGAGCCAGCTGCATCATCGCGTCCAGGGTTTCCATCCGCTGGGTCGTATAGCTGGGCCCGGTACTGATGGTGATGTCGTACTTTCCTTGACGAAGATCGTTGACCGTCACCCATTCTTGGGTCTGCTCGTCCCAAACCGGCTTGTTGACCCAGATGAACTCCTCTGCGCCATCCTCACCAAGGATGCGGATCTGCCGCTCGCTGTCGATGATGTGGGGGATCAGGTCGTTGACGATGATGCCCGTGAAGAGAATCGCCCGACTCACGTTGTCCTGATAGTCGAAGTTGGCAACGTCACCCTCGCGCTGTCGGGCCATGATGGCGCGACCGCTGGTCTCGTTGCTTCGGCTACCAAGGCTGGCGTCATAGATGCCGGTGGTCGACTTCATGTCGTCGGAAGACAGCTGCAGCGCAGCCATGTAGCCCGGGGACAGCTGCGGCGGCGGCTCACGCTGAGGCTTCAGCCCTGGCGCCTTCGGATCGACGTTGTAGGGCAGGCCTGGCGCGTTATCGACCGCCAGATCTCGCCACTCACGCTCAAAGCCCTCAATCTGTTTGGGCGTGTACATGAACGGAGACTTCGGCTGGTTTGCGATCACCTCAGCGAAGTTGGACCGCTCGAAGTTGTAGAGAACCTGGGCATCGCGAGCCATCCGCGCCATGCCGTACCACTCGTCTCGCCCGTCTACATGCACGATGTCGCCCCACACAGGAACCAGTGGGATGTACTTGCCTGGCCAGTCGAACGGCCCCTCCAACGTCTCAGCCCCGCTGACAATCTCCATGGTGATCTTGTGGCTTTGGACCTCGCGGCGCTGCTCAACCGTGATCGGCTCCGCCGTTGGCATGCCCGTCTCATCCACGGGAGGATTGGCTGCAGCCTGCTCGTCAAAGTCCTCGGCATCCACCACCCGGCCATCTGAGAGCATCAGGATTTCACGGGTGACCGGGACCTTCTGCCAGTACTCGGCGAAGCGGACCTCTTTGTCCCGATACCAGTCTCGACAATCGCCGGTCATGGAGGAATCGAAAGCCACTATCTCTGCTTTCGGCCAGCGCCGATGGAACTCAGCACGCGGCAGAGAGTCCTCAACGAAGGCATAGCGTGCGTCCGACCGATCCAGCTCCTTGGCAGATGGGTCAAACCTCACGGAGAACGGGTTGTGCACCCGCTTGATCCGGATTTCCTGGTCAAAGGTGTCGTCGCCGGCGTACTCGGTAGTCACGCGCCACACGCCATAGCCACAGCTCACGGCGTACATCCCGCCCCAGTCATACGCCTCATCGGCCCTGGACTGCGCCTCAATGTTCCGGATCAAGCCCTGTCGGATCTCGGCCAGCTTCACGTCACCGTCTTCACTCGCCCGAACCTTGATGCTGGGCGTGTTCATGCGCATGTCGTTGATGACCTGTTTGACGGCCTGCCGCAGCTTATTGAACTCGTACTTGGGACGATTACCGCGCAGGCGGCCGAAATTGCTATCCCACTGGCTGCCGGCAATCCAGATGAACCGGAAATCGTCCAGCGCCTGGTTGCGCATCGTAGTTTCCGCCGACTCACAGTCAGCGAAACGCGAACGCATCTGCTTGAACTTTTCCTCAGCAGTGGCTGGCGCCTTGAGATCGTCGTCCCGCATCACCAACCGCTCCTGAAGCTAATGGGTTTCGGCGCCGTCTGGGCGCCAATCGTTTCAAAATCAACAGCCACTAGGCCGAACGAGTCAGCGCCGTGACTTGACCAATCATGGTTCGGACCGAACCCAATGTTTCGGGCCTCGTCACGCTTCTCGTGATACCAGCCAAGCGCATCACGGCCGGCCTCGGTCGCATCTTCCGCTTCGGCAGTCGGCCCGTTGTTGAACCACACGGAGGGGAAAACACGCCTGACCGACTCAACCCGCGCCATCGCAGCGCCGGCACCCATGTTCGGGATCACCCGAACGTCGAACCCGGCAGCCGTCAGTGCACTCTCGTAGCTCACTGCATAGACCTTGTCGTGCGACGCGCCGTCATGTGGAAGAACGCATTGGCATCCAGCGAACCCCGAGCGCCGCAGCCACTCCACATGGGTGGCTAGGGGCTGCCCAACTGCCTCGTAGTACCGCAGAACTCGGATCTCACGCCCCACAAACTGCACAATCCAGATGGCGCAGGCATCAGCCTTGGCGCCGGTGCCCCCGATATCCCAGTAGGCCCGGGTCGTCATCAGCGGATCAGCAGCGACGCGGCCTATCCTGCCCTGCTCCCTGGCCTCAGCCAGATGCTTGGCGAAGTAGGCGCCAGACACCGAGGTGACGTAATCACCGCCCCATATGTGGTCGTACTGATCGGCCTCCATCCGAAGGCAATCCAGCCGCTCCTGTTCCAGCTCTGGCGTGAACCACGGGTTGTCCTGCCAGTTGGCCTTGACCACCATGGCCCCTGTAGGGATCTCTGTACCGCGCAGCATGCGGTCGACTGGATCAGACTTGCGCCGGGGGTTCCAGCTAAACCACAGTTCAGAACCTGGGGCGCGGATGGTCGGCCGCAGAAGGCTCAGCGAATACGCCGTGCCTGATTGAGCCTCCTCCCACCACGCCCGCTTGAAGCCTTCCAGCGACTTGATGCTGTCGGCGGTATGGTCCTGCATGCCCTGGAAGGCAATCACGCCGTCTCCAGGCGTCTGGATCGCCTCCTTGAACACCTTGAAGCCATCCTTCTCGCCCAGCCCCAAACTCTGCAGCTTTGCCTCGATCAGGCGCTTGCTCGACTGCTTGAGCGACTTCTGGACCTGGCGGATGCAGACCGACAAGAGGCCGGCGCCACCAGTCTCACCCGGCTCGCGGATCGCATCATCAATCAGCATCTCGGCGAAGAAGTGCGACTTGCCTGAGCCTCGGCCACCCCATGCGCCCTTGTAGCGTGCCGGCGACAGCAGCGGCTCGAAAACCTCAGCCGTCGGAATTTGCAGGACGGACAATGGTCCTCTCCACCCTTGTTACTTCGGCTTTAATCGGGCCACCGCCTGCGCCAGTCAGCTCAACCCCGCGGCGCTCCTGATAGTCCTGCGGGAACCGCGCCGCCATGGATCTCGACCATAGCTGAGCATTGAACTTGTCGGCAGTCAGGCCGCACTGGGCTTGCGTCTCCCACCAGTCCTGGCTCAGTTGCCGGGCTCGCGTAAAGGCGTCGGAAAAGTCCGGGTAGTCCTTGCACCACTGATACAGCGTGTCTCGCACAACGTCGATGGCACAGGCCATCTGGACGACTGACTTTCCCTCACGCCCAAGCTTAAGAACCAGCTCGCAATATTCCGGCTTGTAGTCAGATGGTCTACCGGTCACGGCAACTCCACTGCGGGGATGGTGGCAACCACCTTGCGCGGGCCGGTCACCCAACCCGGGTTATCGAAGTACGGGGCGCCCATCACGCGGATGATGTGCCAGGCTGAGAACACGTCCCCATTGTCCAAGGTCACATCTAGCTTGATCCGGGACCTGCCGCTGTACTGGGCAGCCACACGGATCTGCACCGAGCGCTCAGAGACTTCAGCCGGGCCCATGGCAATGCACTGGTTCTCCCAGGTCTGCCAAACGGCTTGGACAATGGAACGGTCGGCAGGGATGGCCCCATTGAAGTCCGTGATCAGCTGGCGGGACTCGCTCGCGTACAGACTGCTTCGGAACACTCGATCACGCTGGTAGCCGCTGACGATGTTGCGGGTCACTCGCCCCATGTCACTCACGGTCGCTCCTCACCAAGGCTTGGAGTCCGCGGACTTGAGCGTCACAGGCGGCAGCGGCACGAACAATTCGCCCTGCACTGTCTGCTCGGTCGTCGGCGGCACCATCAGGCTGGCTGGGGCTGGCGGCAAGGTCGGACACTCGGGCCTCACAGCCTGCCCAGCGCTGCTGCAGGCGGAGGTTGCCAGCACGCAGGCCATCAGCGACAGCCGCGCCTTTCGATTCAGCATCTACCTTCTCCTGCTCGTACTGGGTGGCCACTACCTCGGCCCGCTTGACCCGCTGGCGCTCGACCGCGATCACAGCGATGGCGTTGTCCCGCTCCTGCTCGGCGACCTTCTTAGCAACCTGAGCGTTCTCTTGGGCGCGCTCTGCCTGAGCTACAGTCCCGCGCTGCCAGATGGCAAGCAATGCCAGGGCTGTGACAGCTACCAGCAATGCACGGGTGAGGATGCTCATCTCAAAGGACGCTGCGGCCGTTGATGCTCTGGAGATCGCTGAGGACGCTCAGCAGCAGGGCGTTATGGCCTTCGATCACATCAACCAGTGGCGCCTGTGGGCTTGATGCCTCAATCTGCTTGCTGGCGTCGTCCGTCAGTCGCTCCGGCACAAGTGCTTTGTAGAACACTTCGCGGGTGCCGATCACAGTCTGGGACAGCTCATCCAGAAGGTTGCGCTGAGTCCTGAGCAGGGAATCGACGCGAGACTCGGGGGCAGGATTGGGGCCAGTAGGGATCGAATTCAGCATAAGGGCTCTCTCAGTTGGGTTTTCGCTGGCTGATGAACTTGGCGATCAGGCCGACGCCAGCGAACACACGGATGAAGGTGGTGATCGCGCCCGGCATGGCCTCGTCTGCCAGCATCCCGAGAGCAGCAGCGCCGGCATACAGGCCATCTGGGCTAGCCAGTAGCACGCCCCACAGCCAGGTGGTCCAGTGCTTCAGCGTGTCCTTGATCGGCGCGATGCCCTGCGGCAGCAGGCTGGACTTAGCAGCCTTCGGCGGCTTGGTAATGATCGGGGTGGGGCTGCTCATTTGGTCTCGCGCTCCTTCTGGCGGTCCAGCTCTTTGTCGACTTCTTCAGCGAAGCGCGGAGCCAGCATGTAGACCGCCTTTTGGTAGGCCTCTGCCTGCTGACTTTGGATGTCCATTTGCTGCATCTTGCTGGCCGTCCAGACGGTGCCGACGGTCACAGCCCCAAGCGCGATCCCGATGGCGATACCGTTCCAAATGGAACCAGCCCCCTCGATGCGGATGGTGTTCATGTTGTTGCTGCCCGAGGGCTTCATAAGCACGCTCAGGTCGCTGATGCTCGCCTCCAGGCGGTCCAGCGGGTCAGTGAGGCGGTCAGTCACCGCCCAGACCCTCGGATCTCGCCCTTGATCTCTGCCACAGCCTTGAGAAGCTCAGTGCAGGTCGCGCTGATCGTGGCCATGGTCTGCTCAATGCGGGTGATTTCCGGCTTCTTGACGAACTCGTCCGACACCAGAACCCGAAGGTCAGTGATGCGCTTGGACAGGCTGACGATGTAGCCAAGGGCGAAGATGACCAGCGGCATAAGCACGCCGACAGCCACGTTCACAACGATCTGCCAGTTCATGCAGACACCAGTCCAAATAGGCGCTTGGCCTGATCCAGCCTCTTTGCACGGTCAGCCAAGCCATTGGTCCCGCCATTGATGGCCTTGGTCACGCCGACCAAGTTGTCAGCTCGGGCCATCGCAGGGATCCTCGGGCGCTCAACGGTCCAGTACCACGCAGCGGCATCGACTGCATCGGGTAGCTCGGCCAGCATCTGCGGCGAGCGGACAACCCGATCATCGCCATACTTCCACTTGCTGTAGCTTGCGTAGTTCGCTCGGCCAGTAACCTGAATCAGCCCCCTGCCCTTGAATCGAACCCCGTCGCCAACCTGAGTATTCCCAAGGTCCTTGCGCCCCTCGTAGGCACGACCGGAGGCGTACTCAGTGGCCGTCTTGAAGCCGTCTGACTCATGGCCTACCTGCGCCAGGAAGTGAGCCTTCTCAAGCGGCATGGTGATGCCATGCTCGATACAGGCCCGTTCCAGCGGCTCGGCATACTTGCCAGCCCCCATGGCGGCAGCGACAGATTCGGTGCTCACCATGCGGTCTCCAATGGGCGCCCGCCCCGCTGCCAGCTATGCGCGAGGGTTGATCTGGACGGGGAAGCGGGCAAAGAAGGGTTACTTCGGGGTACGGCAATAGGAACAGACAGGACCAGAAACGCTGGGCCGCGACTCATAGGAACCGCAGCCTTCGCACTTCGTACGCTCCGGTTTCTTCACCTCAACGAGGCCGTCGTATCTGGCGACCCGGCGCCATTGCTCATTTGCCACGGCTGCGGAAACGCCATGTACAACGCATGCGGCTCCCATTGGAGGCTCCAAAAATAAAGCCCCCGGATGTCCGGAGGCTTCTATGTCACAGTGCCTGAAAAGTTACGCTAGAGGTGCGCACCTCTACAAGATGGCGACGCCTAAAACACTTCAAATTAGGCGGCCCGAGCCATCGCTATCCCTCGCATTGCCCCCTTGACCTCAGCAAATGCTACGTCGTGCAGGGTCAGGTAGTGCCGCTGGCTGACATGCCTTTCTCCCATATTGGCCAGCAGCAGGTTGGCAGTCTCCCAGCGCTCCACCTTCCTCCGCCCCATCCCACAGTAGTAGCCGCGCAGGATGCAGGCATAGACCGGCTGGTCCTTGCCGATGCTGTAGACGATGTCCTCAATCCGCTGGGCTCGGATGTCGGTCTCCAGAGGCTTGAACCCCAGCACACGCCCAGGCATCTCGCCCTCATGCTCAATCAGTACGGCGAGCAGGTTCTTGGATTGGTGACCCAGATACTCGCAGTCTCGATGCAGGGCAAACTCGTTGCCCCAATGGTCTAGCTCCGCCCGGACATAGGCCCCGAAGGTGTCAGCTTGCATGTTGTTCCCCCTGTCGGATGTATTTGCGGGCATCTCGCCCGAACCGGTATCGCTTGGTGCCTTGCTTGCCTACTGCCAGGATCTGCCCTCGGCGTGCCATCTGGTCCACGTCCCGAGTCACCTGGTTACGGTCCACTCCGGCTAGGCCGGCGCAGACATCCCCCATGAAGTGCCACCCCGGGTTCTGCTGCAGCCACTGGCGGATCTTCTCGGCGCGACTCATGCAGCCCTCCGGCAGTTCTCAGGCGTGATGCTTGCGACCGTTACGGCTACGCCCAGTGCAGCCCAGGCGTGCGACTTGACGCCATATGTCGGGCCCGGCGCACTCTTCGTGCCTTGTGGGCCCAACAGGTCCAGCAACGCCTGCCGGATGTTGGCGTCCTTGGCCTTGGCGTTGCCGCACAGGTGTAGCTTTACCTCGCGTCGATATACCAAGCGGACGGCTTCGGGCTGGTGCCATGTCTGGACGAACCGGCCAATCCAGACGCAGGTATCAAACACTTCCCGCCCGACTGCCATGCCGTAGCTGGCGATCATCTCGATTGCCAGCATGTCGCCTATGTGCAGCTGCCAGCCCTGCAGCATCTCCAGCAGTTCATGGTTCGGGGTGACACCCGACTGCAGGACCATCCCGTCCAGAGTCAGGCACCAGCCGCTCTCGGTAGTTCCGGGGTCGATGGCTAGGATCCTCATGCCGCCACCCTAATGAGGCCCTGCTCCCACAGCTGGAGCATGGTGCGGTCGTGGGCTCGCTGCCAGATATCAGCCTTCTCCTCTCGGGTGAAGTGCTTGCCCTGATCCAGCTCGCGGTGGCACCTCCGGCACCCGCTGGCGAAAAAGCAGTCGTGCGCCTTGATGCTGCCGCCCTTGCCGTGGCGGGACTGGTTGCTGTGGCACGGCTCACCCGGTCCGCCCTCGCACACCCCGTCGATCTGCAGGGTGCAGTTGAGCTGGTAGGCGAGATCCAACAAGGATCGGTCGCGGTAGTTCATGCCGCCCTCCCCTGCCGCAGACGCTCGTCCTGATCTGCCCGACCCCAGTAGTGCTGGAACGCCTTGGCCTCGTCCGTGCCTTCATCGAACGGGCATGAGGTGATCGGCTTGCGCTCAAGCCTGGCGCTGTATCCGGCATTGCTGGCCTCAGTCAGACGGCTTCGGGTCTTGTAGTCGGAGAAGTCCATCAGCCCCTCCCCCCAGTAATGGTCTGGCGGTATCGGGCAAGCCGCTCCTCTCTCGACTCTGCTCCCTTC